ACAACAAATACATATTTGATCACCTTATATACAATAGCTTGTTGCGCATTACTTCCTGTTCCTATTTGCCCAGACATAGTACCACAAACTTCCCCGTTTACAATCGTCAATTTACTTTTAGATTGGTCAACTGTCATTACATAATTATCTGAAATTACAACATCTTCTGGCATAAAGCGTATTATTTGTTTTTAATCTCCAACACCCTATCCCCAAAAGCCAATTTTATGACATCAGCTTTCACATCACTATCTTCCAACTCCAATTGCAGTATAACTTTTGGGGTAGTTAAGCCTTTTTCTCCGGTAGATTGCTCCGGCACATATCGCTTTGGCCAAGTGAACAAGTCTGTTATAGAAACGCCCAAGCAACTTGCGATATTCTCAACTTCCGAGATTTTCAAATCACGGTTACCTTTCTTCATTACAGAAATTTGGGACTCATCAATACCCATAGCATCAGCCAACGTTCGTTGTTTGATACCCTTTTGAGCCATTATCTTAAATATGTTATCTATTACATTCATATTTATGAAGTTACGCACAATATTCGCACAGCAACTTGCGAAAAACAAAAGTTTTTATTTAGATTTTTACAAATATTATTGCGCATTTCACAAGTTTATTCCATATTTGCATCTGTAACAATCAATATCAGTTGCGAAAATATAAAGTACAGAACATATATAATAATGTAAGGAGGCAAAAATGGAAAAATTAAACCTACAAGGTCATGAAACTGGCGCTCGTTCGTTCAGGGAGATTTACTTCTCCATGGACAACACGCCGCCCAAGAAGGCTTTCATCCAAAAGATAGCTACCATTACCAAACGATCTGAATCGGCCGTCAGATGTTGGGTAGCGGGAGTTTACCAGCCGGATGCGTTAGCCCAAGAAGTGATAGAAAGAGAACTTGGCATCCCTGCCAGCGAGTTATTCCCAAAGGAGGATAAGATATGCGCGCAATAGAATTCTACATCACCCCCGAAGGTGAAGTAACAATCCGTGAGCAAGGTATACCGGAGCGGAATCTGAAAGAATCGGACACCGACTTTATTCAGCGTTTTCTAGAGGTGCTGGAAGAGTTCTATCCAGAAGCCAATACAGCTCTCCGCAAGTATTACGCCCGTTACGATGGGAATAAATGCTATCGTTCTTGGCTGTACGCCGATTTATCAAATGTAACTTCGGGCTGTATGACAACATGATCGATATCGATGAGAACTGGAATTTCAAATTTGAGTTTGTCGGTTGTCCGCTGCGTGGGGAATGCGATGGCTTCAAAAAAATCTGTGAACCGAAGTTCAACAGCACACTTTCAGACAGTCAACTTAGGGTGATGGAGCTTTGCTACTATGGCAAGAAAGACGAAGAGATTGCGGAAGCGCTTTTTATATCGTCCCACACCGTAAAGAATCATCGGAAGAACGTGTTCCGAAAACTCTCGATACACTCTATGGCGGAGTTTATGCGATATGCAAACGAAAAGAATCTTTTTAAAAGCGAATAATCATGCAGACCGACACAACCTATCCAAACATTCCTTCTTTTCGGAAAATCGAACTTGAATACCTCGCTTGGCAAATCACCAAGATACAAGCCGGAACCAGAGAGTTTATCGGACAAAAGGAAGCACGTATCCGCTTTGGACGGAAGAATGTGGAGCGATGGGTCTCGGAAGGTACTTTACAGCGTTACAAACGGCCGGGCAAAATCGAATACAGGTTGGAAGACTTGTATAAATGCGCCCTGAATCCATACGATTACTAAATGAATTATTAACACGGCAAGGCACTCCAGGTAAAGGGTTATCGGAGGATGTTTACAATATAAATCCAACTCGCTATTTCAAAGACAAGTAAACGGCTTTTGCCAATTAATCATTGATGTATGAAAACAAATTACTGGAAACTCGCTCAAGTAGCGAGGTGGGGATTTTACATCCTGTTTGGAACGCTTGCCATACTTGGTATTATCGCTATTTGCTTGGGGTATTTCCAGCATATAGTTACGGCATCTGGTTGCGTGGCAATGGTTTACACGATAAAGAAACATTGGTAATTAATTTTTAAACAATAGAATCATGTCAAATCAAATTCAAATTAAAGTAGCTGAACTAAATCAGCTAAATCCGCTCATGATAGCGGATGATAGCCGGGTTGAACAGAAGTTCATACTCATGTACAATGCGATCTGGGGAACCGGCCAAGGAACACAGATTTATGAAAAGGAAAAATTCAACTTCCGGAAAATCTTACAAGACAAGCCGGAACTGCAAAGATGTTCTCCACTGTCCCTGTACGGCTGTTTCTTAGATATTGCCGTAAACGGCCTGTCTCTTGATCCCACAGGACGCCCCCACTGCTATATTCTCCCCCGCAGCACAAAGACTGGCTATAAGGATAACAATGGCAACGACATCTATGAACTGCGTGCTTACCTTTCCATCACCGGTTATGGGGAATTGGTTATGCGCCAGCGTGCCGAACAGGTCCGGTATGTAGATAATCCGGTTGTTTGCTATGAAGGTGACACATTCTCACCGGGATTGGTTGACGGAGTAAAGACCGTTACCTATCAGGCGGCCTGTCCCCGCAAATCAAATAAGGTGATCGGTGGTTTTATCCGTATTGTCCGCGCCGATGGGACTGTAGACTGGCATTGGATGATGGAGGGTGATATCAAACGCTTAGAGGCGTACAGCTACAAAAACAACCAACGTTGGAATCCGCAAACCCGTCAAAAAGAAGGTAAGGCGAATGCCCTCTATACTTCAAACGAAGGCGGTATCGATCCTGGGTTCTTGGAAAGCAAACTGATTAAACACGCATTCGACGGATATCCCAAAGTCCGGACCGGAAAGTTTACTGTATTCGAAACTCAAGAAGAACCGCAGGATATTGACTACGGATTAGAACAAACAACCGTTATTCAGCCCAATCAACCCGGACTGCAGCCACAAGCCCTCCAACCTCAATCGGAAAACCCTTTACAGGAATTCGGAGAGCAACCACAAGCGGAACCGGTACCCGCATCAGGTATAACAACCCCAATATCACAGGAAGATGAAGACGCCGGATTTTAATAAACTCGATCAATCACTTAAAAATTTATCACAATGGATACACAAGCTAACAATTATTAAAGTGGAAGAATTCAATCAGATCATGCAATCAGATCATGCAATCGGCTCCTGCCACCTTACAACGCAACCAAGCTTCCGTATCGGCATGTAACCAAGCCGGACAAACACTTCTGGACACCATTGAAGCGGAAGGAGGTATTGGCTCGGATGAACTGGATGCGAAGGTCTCAGAGTATTTGGCGAAGACGAAAATAACAGTAGAAAACATGAACAAGCGTCGTAAGCCATTGACGCAACTTTTGGCTACAGTCAGCAAGTCTTTTACCTCTTTGGAATCGGCTATCGACGTCAAATCGGTCACCACTATTCCTTATAAGCTCCAACAGGCCCGTAACAAATACGCGGCCAAGAAGATTGCCGAACAAAAACGACGGGAAGAGGAAGCCCGCCGTAAACAGATGTTGGAGAACGAAAAGGCTCAATACCGATCGGATATCTCTGTCATGTTGGATACAGCGTATGCCGCATACGTTGAAAAGCATATCAATGCACTAAACAGCATGTTCAACCGCGCTACTCTCGCTACCTACAACGATGTATGCCGACGAATATCCGAAACAAGTATAAATTTCTCCTGGAGTGCTTTTGTTGAAAACGTTTCTGACAACAAACAAACCTTCTATATGGACGCAGAAACCCGTAAGGCAATAAAAAATGAAGTCGCTATACAAAAGAAGAAAGATTTTACAGAACGTTACCGTTTTGAAATAGAGGGTACAAAGCAGGATTTGATCGACAAACTCCCCAGCCTCCGCAAACAACTGGAAGAACAGGAAGAGCTACGCCGTACCAATGCGGCCGAAGCAGCCCGTATAGAAGAAGAGCGAAAACAACAGGAAGCGAAAGAAAGAAAAAAGCAGGAAGAAGAACGCAAACGCCGGGAAGAAGAGGCTAAGGCCAAAGCGGCTGCTGAAAAGTCTGCTGCCGAAGTACAGGCAGCATTTGATTTCTCAGCAGCCAGCATGTCCCCTACTCCAACGAAAGCCAAGGTCAAGAAGAAGATCCAGATAACCAATCCACAAGGATTCATGCAGGTATATCAGATATGGTTCATGCGCGAAGGAATCAATATGAGCATGGAGGATCTAGAGAAGGTACATAAGAAGATGATTACCTACTGCGAGAAAGTTGTGAATAAGGACGGAGAGCAAATCCAGTCCGCATATGTAAAGTATATCGATGATGTAACAGCCAAATGATATGAAAAAGA